TAAGAGTTCAAAGTCACCTGACAGGTAATCCACAAGCTATTATTACCAAACTTTTAGGATCAGAATATATAAAATCGGGGAAAGAGTTCTTTTCAGAACCTTCTAGATTTGAAGTCAAATTGAATGCAAATAGGACTAGACCATTTGATATTATTTCTAAATTAATTGTCAAATCGGTTTCTCCTAAAACAAACTATAGCGGAAATACATCTTCCAATGAGAACGAGACAGCGCAACAGATTAGAGGTAGTGCTGGATTTTTCTTTTGGGAAACTAAAAGAGGATATAATTTCTTTTCTATTGATGCATTATGTGATGAAAAAGATGGTAAATATGCTGCACCTGACCTTCAATCAGAAGCATGGGGACCATATCTTGAGGGAACTGCAAATACAGAAATTTCTGGAGATCAAAGATTTCTAATTAGTAATGTTGTTTTTAGTTCTGAAGTAGATTTGATGACATCTTTAAGAAAGGGAAAATATTCTTCATTGATGGTTTTCTTTAATCACTCAACAGGTGAGTATGAAGAGTATGTTTACAAAATTAAGGATAGTTATGATAGCATGGCACATTTGGGTGGACAGGAAAGTATTTCTTTAGTTCCTGTTAATCAGATTGAATTATCTGATTATCCAACTAGAATCATGTCCATGGTTTTGGATCATGAGGCATGGTATAATGAACCAGGAATTGCAAATCCAGAAGATGAAAAAGCAAAGGACCCAAATAAGTTTGCAGACTGGCAAAAATATTATGCTGCTCAGTCAACTGCTAGAACTGAACTTTTGAATAATCAAGAAGCAACACTAGCGATTCCTGGAAATCCATTGATTTGTGCAGGAGACAAAATTGACATCAGATTACAAAACAAAATATCTGATGCTGTAAAAAATAGAAATCCATATGATGAAGAAAGCAGTGGTGTGTATTTGGTGAAAGAAACAACTCAAACCTATAATTTTCTTGAAGGAACTACAGGAACACTTAAAACTACGCTAAGATTATTCAGAGATTCATACGGCATGAAGGATAAACCTTCTAGCCGTGGCAATAAATAAACAAAGGAGGTACTACACATGGACAACATTGAACAACATATCGCTAAGGACAAAGAGATTCTAGATAACCCTATGATTTCTCCTAACCAACGTCGTCACATTGAAGGCGAACTGCATGAACTAGAAGAATACGCAGAGCACCACAAGAAAGAAATTGAAGCAGGTGATCATCACGATCCCTCACCATTAGAACTATTTTGTGATTCAAATCCATCAGAACCTGAGTGTTTAGTTTATGAGGATTAAGTATGGATGAAGCATTATCACGTTTAATGCCATCCCATAGAATCGGCAGTGACGGATTCTCGTGGTGGGTGGGTCAGATTGAGGGATCCTCTCAAGAAGAGGAGAACAATAAAGGTGGATATAGATATAAAGTCAGAATCGTAGGGGATCATCCTAAATCAAAGGAAGTTCTTGATACGAAAGATCTGCCTTGGGCAAACGTGATGATGCCTCTAAATGTTCCTTTTATGCCAGGAAACATTGGTGGAGCTTCTTGCCAATTAATTAGAGGATGTTGGGTAATTGGTTTTTATCTTGATACTGATAAACAGAAACCAATTATTATGGGATCTATTGGAATCACTCCTGGATCTACATCTAAAATAAACACTCCTGGACCAAATAGAGAGCCATTTACAAATGGACCAGAAGCAACACATTCTCCCGATCCAGCAAAAGATGGACTTGAAGGTGAAGATGGAACTGCCAAGACTGGTGGTGGACTGTCTACTGGAAGAAAACGAGGAGATGGAGAGCAAGATATTCCAGTTCCTCCTTCACTTTTAGCGAGACCCGCTAAAGAAAAGTGGTGTCAGGAAGTAGCAGAAAAATGTAAAGATCCAGATCTAAAGACTCAATTGTCTGGTATTTTAGGTGAATTGTTAAACAATATTCAAAATTCTGGTGGAAATATTGGCGATTTCTATGTAAACAAAGTTACTGGTGGATTAAACAGTGTAATCTATGACGCCAGAATACAAATTAATAAAGCAACACGGGTTGTCACAGAATTTCTTGCGAAAGTAAAGGGATTTATTAAAAAGAAGCTGCAAGAAGGTGTTAATGCATTAGTAAAAGCATTGCTGAGAGTAGATGAAAGCGGAAATGCTCTAACACCAGTTACTGAATTTTTCAATAATGCTCTAAAAAATCTTGGTTGTGAAATGGCAGACCTCGGTAAGAGGTTGCAAGATTGGTTGACAAATGTGTTGATGAGTTATGTTAATGAGATTTACCGATCTGTTGTTTGTCAGGTAGACGAACTTGTAAATGGTATTATTTCTAAGTTCAATCAACTTCTAGAAGAACTTCTTCAAAAAGTTCTTGGTCCTTTGCAAGATATTCTAGGTGCTATTGCTGAACCATTAAACATTATTGGTGGTGCCATTAATTTTGTTTTAAAACTTCTTGGTATTTCTTGTTCTGGTCCCGATCAGACTTGCAATAAGTATAAGAAAGTTTGTACAAATGGAGAAAAGAAAAAAGACGAAGATGATAAAAATTTCTTAGATGATCTCCTTGGTGATATTGATAATCTGTTTGGTGATACTCCTGCTGACTATACTCAGTATGTTTGTGATGAAGCATACACAGGAAAACCACTTACAGTCACAACCATTGGATTTACGGGTGGTATTCCACTACCATTTGAAGAGAATGGTAAAAAGGTAGCAATTGTTTATAATATTACTGACATTGAAGTTACTAGAGGAAAGATAGCGGTATTTACTGTCACTAGAAGTGGATATACAGCAGAAGCTTCTTCTGTCACTTATAAAACATTAGACAAAGGAACTGCAACTGCAGACGAAGATTATTTTAAGGTAAATGAAAGCGTCTTAGGATTTACTCCTGGAGAAACATCAAAAACTATTGAAATTCAGACTTTATCTACAGCAGATACTGATGATGAAGATTTTTATATTAGTTTAAAAAAGAATACGCCACTTAGTATACCTGCTATCTTTAAAAACAATGTAGCAAAATGTGATATCAAAGCATTTGTACAGAATGAGCCAAATGACCCATATATTGGAAAACCAATTAATCCTATAACTGGAATACCTCCAGTATTTGATGATGAAACTTTCCCACCAAATCAAGATGATGATGGTGTATCTGATGGCGAAGATGATGATAATGATGGAAAAATTATTGATGGAATAATAACAACACAAACATATAATGTATCTGCTGATAGATCTACATGTCCAGAAGGCGAATTTATTGTATACACTATTACAACAACAAATATAGATAGTGGTACTATTCTATACTATAACTTATCTGGTCTTGGTATTACTAAGAAAGATATTGTTGGTGGTAGTCTTGCAGGATCTTTTATTATTAATGATAATACCGCAAAGGTAACTATTGGCATTGAAGAAGATGATGTTGTTGAAGAGGCGGAACTTCTTACGTTTACGATATCTGGTCAAGGTGCATCTACTTCTGTTTTAATTACTGTAGCTGATGATCAAGATATTGATGATTTTGATGAAGGAGTTGGAGATTCTCCAGAGACTGAGATTGATCAAGATTTCAAAATCCCCATCATCAATATTGATGATGTGATTACTGATGAAAATGGTGGAATTATTGAAATTCCTGTAGATACTCCAGGTGATCCATATGCAGAACCACCATTTGTTTTTATTGGTGGTGAAGGATTTGGTGCAACTGCAACTGCACTATTAAATGCAGATGGATTATTAACTGAGATTCGTATTCTTTCTCCTGGATTTGGATATAAAAAGAATCTTGCCGATAATTCTGGTAAGAGATGTATTATTGATTCGTTTACGACGATTAAACCTGGAATTGGATATGTAACTCCTCCAGATATTTACATTAATAGAGAACTTGGCATAGCAGAGGCTGTTATCAATGATGATGGATTTGTTATTGGAGCGAGAATGCTAGACAGAACTAGAGTTTTCAATTCTTTTCCAGAGATTTTGGTAATAGGTGGGGGAGGATATGGTGCTAAACTACTACCTTCATTGTTATGTCTAGATACAGATGGTCTGTCTAAACTTGGATCTACCAAGATTGGTACAGGTCGTTATGTTGATTGTCCATAGGGGGATATAGATTATGTCAGCAGCTAAGCAAGAAACATATAATAAGATTAAGACTGAGGGTGTTGCAAAACCTACAACTCCTGATGAAACTCAAGAAACTGAACATATAAAATTTAATACTCTTTCAAAGGGATATCTGACTAGAGCTTCTATCTATGAAAGGGAATTTCCAGATCAGATTGGTCAGGCACTATGTATTGATGGTCCAAAGGATGCTGATAACCATTTTACATTCGCTGGTGATGGTAGTGTCACTCTTATGACTGGTAAGAGAGATCCAAATCGCGGAGCTGGTAGTGGAAAATTAAATATCAAAGCATATGGTGGTCAACAAGAGTATATGAGCAGAGTAGACCTTCAGTTTAATGAAGGTGATGACACAAAACCACAGGGTGATGGTCAGGCATTGAATATTGTTTGTTATGGAGACTATGTAGAAAATTCTGTTGGAAGTGAGAGACACATCCGAGCAGAAAAGATTTTGATTACTGCAACATCTGAACTAGTATTGCAAGGTGGATCAATTAAATTGCAGTCCGAAAGTGACATTGAACTAGCTGGAACTGCTATTAACTCAGCACAAATTAATAAAAAAGAAATTGTCTTAGGACAAATCATGAAGTTTGGTGCAGGTGAGGAGACTGGTATACAGTTTGATCCTCGTTCATCTGTCAACATCATTTCTCCTGGACATGTGAACCATAAGGTTCTTGGTGATTATGTTGTAAACGTTGGTGGTCAGGAAGAGCACCTAATTGCTGGTATACCACGTCCTGATAGTACAGTGGTAAAAGACAAGACAAAGGCATTTGGGGTTAAAGCAGCAGCACTAGGCATTGGTTTAGATGCTGCTACGTTCATCAACACTACTGCTGGTGGTGCTACTACAATTACTTCTGGTGCTGCTTCTACATTGACTGCAGTTGCTTCAGTAACTATTGCTGCTGGTAGTTTCTTAACTTCTACAGCTGGTGGTGATATCACGCAAATCTCTGGCAAATCATACACAGTAACAGCATTAGGAGAAGTTAAAATCACTGGCGCATTAATTTTACTTAACTAAACAATCACAAATACTGATTGTCAACTGGCACAAGGGGGGGTTGAAACTCCCCTTTTTTATGCTAAATTACTCTTGTAGCAAATCAGGAAAGTGCCTCAATTAATCGCACCCACCACTTGACGCGCTCTGCTTCATGTGCTACAATTCTATCAGCGACCAACGAAAGTCGGTCCTTCATCTGCGGGTAACCACTCCGCAAGTAAACAAAAGGTAATTAACAACAATGATCAAATCTGTATTCGCAGCAACCGCTGCCCTGTCCATGTCCGCTGGTGCTGCTTTCGCAGGACCCTATGTTAACGTAGAAGCAAACTCAGGATTCACGGGATCCAGCTACAATGGAACCGCGACAGACCTTCACGTAGGGTACGAAGGCGCACTCGGTGAGTCTGCTTCCTACTACGTCCAGGGCGGCGCTACTGTAGTCTCTCCTGACGGCGCTGAGAGCGACACCGTTCCTTCTGGTAAGGCAGGTCTTGGTATCGGTTTGACCGATGCTCTAGGTGCATATGGCGAAGTCTCCTTCGTTGGTAGCGGCGACAGCAACGTTGACCGTGGTTATGGAACCAAACTCGGTTTGAAGTACAGCTTCTGATAAATAACGTGGAGACCTTTCGTGCGGTCTCTACAAAAGTCGGAACACCCAAGGGGACCTTCGGGTCCCTTTTTTCATGGTTCTAAATAATTACGTGGAAATGAGTGCCGTATGTTATCTACACAATATAGACTACGACTAG